GCTGCTGTGAGAGCACCATTCCGTTATTGGAACTCTCAGGGTGTACATAGTCCCAATTAGGAACTATGCGACGCCTCGTGCGATACAATTTTAGGTCATGCCTGACCATGATTGTAAAGCTAACCAACTCACCAAACAAAAAAGAGCAATACAACCCAGCAGGGTTGAAATCAATCTTCTTTGTCCAACCAACGGGAGTACGGATACTTCCTTCACCAATCTTAATACTTAAAGGACGTCTACCCCATGCCTTATAGGCATAGGATAAGTTCTTATCGTAAGAAGGCTTGATGAAGAACGAGTGAACGCGAATACCAGCATCTAATGATTCAGACAAGGGAACGAAGTTGCGAAACTTCGGAACCAATGAATGAATTAAAAGATGAATAGCATTCCTCAAAGGAATGCCGGTATAAGCAGTCCATTCGTTTAGTTGGTTGATGGTGACCAAGACGTCAAATGGTGAATCCAGCTTTTTCACAAAAACTGGACGGACCGGTTGGCCAAAAAACCAATCGGCACCACATGACTCTCGGAACGGTCCTTCAGAAAAGGACTTTGAAGGGTTGGGAGTAAAGTTGAGCGCGTTAAGTAGACGAATAGCAGTACGATAGCAAAAACTATCGCATACTAAATCGTCGCCAAAACACGTCCAAATAAACTTCCTACCATGCTGCCTCTCGTAAACACTTGAGACAGCCTTCAAAAGTGCAGAAAATATGATAGTCTGCAACGGGAAGGTAAAACCATTTCCCATAGTAGATATCATGAACAAGGGAACTTCAACTCTGTCTCTAATCAATGTACGAGAACGCAAAACCAAGAGTAGTTCAAAGAACCACTTAGGGAAGAGCATCTCGCACAAACGGAGAGAGATAGAGTCGGAAGCGGAACTAAGGTCAATAGTCGAAAGGCTACCGTCCTTAGAACCAATCCTTGCGAGGGCACGATTAATATTAGGTTGAGTCCGAAGATCAATTCCAAAGAATGATCGCAGACGTGACTCTAATATTTGTGCTAAACCAAGCTGAAAGTAAATATTCAGCGAAGGTTCAATACAAATCATGCGACTCGTTGCACTCGTTTTTGGTACGAAGCAACACCGGCTACCGTTGACTATGTTAATGTCTCCAAACCTTTCACGGCGGACAGCTTCCGCCTCATGAAATGTAGGGATCCATTCGGCATAGCGCCTATACTCATCGTATAGGAACGGAGATGTAGTGGTAAGCTGCGATGACATATATTTCGTATAATACGAAGTATATAAGCCACCAACAGCAACACCTGGACCAGGACGACCACTCCGAAGTAAATCGAAGTAGGACCCGATCAGGCATTCACCCTCCGGATGGAGAAAGTCGTCTAGGATGACCCTCATTTCATTGAGGATAATACTATCAAACTCATCCAACGAAGGAAGGAACCACTCTCTACACCTGTTATTTGCAGATGTAAAGGTATCCCAAGCAGCTTGATCAGCATTACGAGTGTCCTTCGGTATATACTTACGTATAAGCGAATGGCACAAGTAGGTTGAAGCAAACTGTTTATAGGATAGGCCAACATAATCGAGGGGAGAACCCCCAAGATTAAGAAAGCCAACATCTTCGCTAACGGCTCTTAAAAGAGCAACAGGACTAAGGCCCATGTGAACTCCTTAAGCAAAACCTACAGAGGTAACCTAATCTTACAAAAAGGTTAGCCCCCTGCAGCAGCCACGATAGCTGAAACAACAGCAAGGGATGCTTTTCCAAGCAACCCAGCTTTCGCAACAGCAATCGCAGTAGCAAGGATGGCAGCGGCGTGACTCTTGAACCAGGATGCGATATTATTCATATCACACCTGAGACAAGGGTATCGCCAATAGACGCTGAAATTTGGGCATGAACGCCCGCATGCAGCGACCAGCCAGCACGTACATTCGAAGCATCAGCGGAGTCAGATCCAGCTGGAACATCCCACTGAGTGGTGATATTCATCACCGCAGCGGGCTGACCAGCGAGAGGAGTAACTCCTTTTCTGGTGATATGTTTGTACGTGTTCCTTGGAATTGCCCGGAGTTGACCAGTCACTGGATCAACAGCAGGCAGGGTCTTAAGGACCGCAGGCCTGCTAAGGGTCGTAGTGAAAGGTCTCGATGGAGTGCTAGAAGCATCCACCGACGCCTGGGTTCCGCCAATGGCGGAAACGGCGTACTGTTTCCCACTAGAAGTAGGAGCAGTATCCGTCGCTAGGGTGTACGTAGGGGAAGTAAACCCCGTCTGTGCACCACCTGTAACGGGTGAAGTAACGCTGAAAGACATGAAGTCTCTCCAAAGGACTACATTAAAAGAATGGCACTAACTTATTAAGGCGCTGTGAGAGAACAGCAGCTATGTTGAAGAATGGATACTTAGACCCGGGTACAGTAAACTGGACCCGAGGGATAAGATCACTCCCAACAAGAGCACTGCGACTCACCGTCTTAATATTGTAAGTACCGCGACCGCCATGGAACTCAGAAGTCTGATGCCAAACCTGATATGGAGGATTAGAAACCGGGAAAGCAAGCTTATCGATGCTCTTTATCTGAAAAGAGCGGATAAGCTGCTGTCTGACGGTTTTAACACCCCAAGTCAGATCGGAAAAGACAAAAGAGTAACCCCTGATTAGATCGCCAACATTGACGAAATAATCAACCAGCCAAGAATACGGAACTAGATCCCAGGCAGTAGGTGCCCAATTTCTCGGGTACAATTGCCAGGCTTGAGCCACAGAAATCTGTGACTGATCATTAGCTCCGGAATTTATACCACCTTTATACCTGACAGAGTAGACACCGTAACTTTGTGTCGAAGCAATGCCAGTTATAATGGGACTCCCACCAGTGCCACCAATACTTATATTGACATCTTTGTCAATGTAACTATAGCGATCGCTGGCGGAAGCTGAAACGGAATACTGAGAGAAACGAAATCTCTTAGCATCCGCAACAGCTGAGGCAACATCCTCAATAAGAGGTTTGATGCCAAAGTGCCATTCAAGGTAAGTATCCGATAAGGTTTTAATCAGAGAGATAGGATTGGATCGATATCTACGCTTCATTCTAAGAAGCGTATCAAGATATGAAACAGTCTTATCCCTGAGAGACTTCATCGGTGACTGGATGGAATGCAATGTTTCTTTATATTCACCGAAATCCTGTCCGGCCTCAAACGAGGAACGTACAGAATCACAGCGAGATATAAAGGAACGAATGCAACGGTTAGTTACCGCGGTAACGACGGACGTAGGAGGATTAGGAGGCAAAACGATTCCAGGAAGGAACCATCTCCCCCATATCTCCCTACGGCGCCTCCAATATGGAGGGATATGCGCCGACTGATAGCCATCACTAAACTGGGAAACGGACAAAAATTCGAGGTCTAAGAGGTAGTCAGTACCAGAAAAACTGGTAGTTGCATTACCTCGACTCCGGATTTGAGCCCTCCAGCTGGGATTAAGTACTCCATCGGAAGTAGCAAGTTGGCTAGTTAAAGCTGACCCACTATGTCCAGTGGAGTATAAATCCGTATCTTTATCATCAATAAGGTAATCAGTTTCCTGAACTACATTACGGTGATATTGACGGTGATAGATCTCAGACATTGAATGCCTCGTTATCGAAACAGGTTTACTAAGAGTGCTACTCTTAAGGGTCCCTGTTGCGAAGAGAGATAGGAGTAAAATCTAAGGAAGTTTCACTCATAGATTCGAAGAAAACTTCTAGAGTAGCACGAAGCTGCTCTGGAACGAGACCAAAAGTCTCTTCAACGAATCCGAGGGAAACTAGGTAATCCCTATAACTAGGGAGAACCCAAAACCGACCAAACTCGACGTAAGCCGGTTTACTAGGGTCATTAAGATCCCTAATAAGTTCGACTAACGCCTTGTCTAGAGGTAAATCCATAGATACTCCAAGCCTAACGGAGTAAAATCCCAAGGCTACGGGTTAGTAACCCTGAGGGACCCCGAAAGGGG